GAAATGTTTATGTCCAAAAAGGATAGAAAGTTTAGAAATCAGGTTGAATATGAGGATGTTATGGACTTAGATGTCGAAGTTGAGCCCGAAAGGGAATTCACCTCCTCATTGAAGGGCTATAAGAAACCTAATTACCCGGCTCCGATCCCAGATCGTAAAGCTTTTGGTAATTATGGAATGAATTATTTGTTGGAAAACAACACATACTCCCAATCAACCATTAATAAGATTCTTCATAACCTATTTGTTTTATCTCAAGTTGCTACTGATAGTACAGTTTACAATAGAAAGTTATTTGATTATGCTTCTTTAGTTTTAACTAAAGATAAAAGCAAATTTAATGATACTTTGAACTTACCTCAATCAGTTTTCGACCAGCTCGATTTCGCAACAGAAAAAGAGCTAGAGTCTGTTGCGAAGCAGACACTTGAGAAGGATGTAATAGAATTGAAAGATCGTTTGTCGCTATTGTCAAAGCAATACGATGAACTTTCTAGTAAGTATTTTAAAACATCTGAAAAATTTGATTCCTTGTGTAAGACTCTTAACAATTCACCTACCCTGTATGGTTTAAAACCTCAGGATGTTGCGCCAGTTAATCCTGGTGGTGATATGGTGAAACCTAAAGTGCGTGGTATGAGTACTGCCCAGTTTGAGACCTGGGCTAGATCACAGCAGTGTTTGTTTGGTGCTAAATGCACTAAATCCGGCTGTATTCGCATTCATCCTGTTAAGAACACACGTAAAATGGAATCGGTAGTTCCACATAATTTACCAATAAATGTTAGTTCAGCGGATAAGTCGGTAGTTTATATTACTCGAGAACATGAAACTGAATCTATATTAGATGGTGTGGTTTTTGACAATTGTATTGTCACTATGCACCATGGTTTTCAACATGAAGATGTTGATACCATATTTAATTTCGTAACCTATGACGGTTTACGTCAGCCTTTCACTCTTAAAGACTTAAAAGTTTTTGATTATGGAGTAGAAGGTATGCTAGTTTATAAACTTAGCGATAGTCTTATGAAATCAATGGGGCTTAAAAATGCTACCATAACGAAATTTAGTAGTGGTGACCAAGTTGCCCTCGTAACCATTTCTGAAAAGGGTCTGATTAGTGGTGCTACTACCGCTACTCTAGAAAATGATGGCAAATTAATTTCATACGCCATGTCAACACACCCTGGTGCTTGTTGCTCTCCTATAATTAGTCGAGAGCGCAACGGCGTTGTTGGTCTCCATCTTTATGGTGGACCTGGTGTTATACCACAAGGAGTTTTGATAACTTCAGCTTTTCACACTTTAATAACTAGTGCGAAAAGTACGGTTGCCGATTATCGTTTCGCTAAGAAGAGTCCTCAAGGACCTAAACTTAGCTTAAAAGAAACGACTGTCTCAAAAAACTAATCGGGCAGAATTTGAGGGAAGATAATGTTGAGCGTATGGTTAATTTCTATAATGGATTTTTTCCTGGTTCAGTTAATTATCAGAAATCAAGTTCGGGTGCCGTTGTGAGTGATGAATGTAATGAATTTCGTAATGAAGGTAGTTTTGTTTATGTTGGTAATTTAGCGCGTTATGCGCGTTTTAAAAAAGTGGAAGTGGGTTGTAATCCTATTCTATATAATTTTTTGCAATCTTGTGATCCTGGTTTTAAGAGGACGCATCGTCAGTGTCAGCCGTCTCTCCGTTCAGGTTATAAGGGCGCATTTAAGTTTAATACTTTGTTTAATCCAGACTTCGATTTAGGAGCTTTGGATGATGCTGAGAACTGGATGAATCAACATTTCATCCAGTATTTATCTGGTTGTTCAGTTGCAAATTGGAAAACTGTGTTTGATAACCTTAATAAGAAGGCAAGCACTGGATTTCCAATCAATACAACTAAATATAAAAATAAGGGTCAGTTTTTGTTATATGAAAATATTTACGAATTTCTTGATGCTTATGAGCGTAATGCTCTATCCAGTAATCCATTTAATACGTTTTGGCAAATTTCAGAGAAATATGAAATGCGTCAGAATGAAAAATTAGATGAGAATCCTCAGAAAATTAGAGTTTTCTTGAGTGGTTCAGTAGATCATGTAATGCTTACAAATAAGTATAGTCTTGATTTTAATAACAAGTTTAAAACTATACATACTAAGACTTGGTCTAAAGTCGGCATGACAAAGTATTATCGTGGTTGGGACCGCTTATATTCATTTTTGCTTAAACATGATAAGGGTTTTTCCCTTGATTGTAGCAATTTTGATACTTGTGTTCTACCACAATTGTTTGAAATAATAGTGCGTTTTAGGACGCGTTGTTTTTCAAATAATTATGATAAAGATGAAATATTTAAAGCCTTGACTTATATCTATGAATCAATCTCTTATGGGGTTTTAGTAATGGAGAAAGGCGAGGCATTTTGGAAAGGTCAGGGAAATACATCTGGCCAAGGTAACACTTTAGTGGATAACACTTTAGTTTCTTACCTAATAATAGCGTACGCTTATGTTGTCTTGTGCAATCAGTTTAACGTGCCCTGTTCTTACCCTGGCTTTAATCAGGATATAGTCGCTGCCTTAACGGGTGATGACAATACTTGTGCGGTGTCCGAAAGGATACGAACATTCTTTAATTTTACGAATGTTTCTAAAGTTTTCTCTAAGATTGGATTTACTTGTACTTGCGATTTCCCAGATTTCGCTCCAATTTCTGATTTAGAGTTTTTATCGCATAAATTTATATTTAAAAATGGTTTTTGTTTACCATTACCTGATGTTAACAAAATGTTTTCATCTTTATTTTATGGCGATCAAGCCGTTGACCCTAGATGGGTTTATTTGAGGGTTTGTGCTTTTCGAATCGAAGTCTATCCAGACCAGCAATTCTTTCGTATGACAGAGAAAATTTTAGATTTTCTCCATCGAAATTATTCTATGGACCTAACCGGATATGTCAAATTAGATAATAATTCTGACACAATTAGTTGGGAAGACATTCGTGCATTAAATTTCTCAGAAAAGCAATTGGATGAGCTCTATTATGGCTATGAAAGTAATTGTTTATTAACTTTGGATCAATCCGAATTAATTTCAATAGTGTTAAATAATATTAGGTTGCATTAAATAAAAGCCTAATAAAAATTTAAAAATATATGTGCGAAGATACTATTTTTTCAATTATTGAGTCAATTTCAATTTTGTTACAGACAGTAATTATATTTGTTGCTACTTTCATTTTACATCGTCAATTTTCAGCATGAGTCAGTCAACTATGGGACACATGCGTAATGATATTAAGCGATCAGAAGCAATTCTTGATCGTCTTAGCTTAGGGGGAGAATCTTTAACTGAAGCAGGAAAAGAATGGGTCATAGCTGCTTTTGATCCATTTCATGATAGAGATATCAATTGCACTGGTTATCCAGATACATCGAGTCAAAACTCAATGCTTCAAGTGAAAACCTTAACAATGCAAATTTCCTGTCCCTCTACTATAACAACTGGAACCTGGGATTGTCACATTGTTGATTATCCTTTTCTTGGTCCTTGTGGAAACACAAAGCCAGTAATCCAGACTTACACCGCTATTGACACAGCTGGTAACAATGTTACCTTAAATGCTTTTCAAGAAGGTGCTGCTAGTCCTAATATTGGACCGTTTGGAGGTCTGGTTGCCTATAGTTTCCCTACTAGTAATGGAAATGATTCACCATTTACTGGTACCGCGTCTGCAGTTCAGGGTTTATCTCTAACGAACGCGGATCTTAAAAACCCCTACCGAGTAATTGGTAAAGGTTTTGAAGTTTATAACACTACCCCAGATCTTTATAAATCTGGAGCAGTGTGTGTGTATAGTCAACCTGTGCCTGACTATACTAAATCAGCAACTGCTACTATTTATGGTACTAACCATTCTTCAGCGTTGTCGGTTAATTTATGTCCCGCTCCTCCAGCTAGTGCTTCTGAAGCACTTCAACTGTCATCATCCCGTCAATGGGATGCTCGAGAGGGATGTTACGTTATTTCTCGACTTAATAGTTGTGAGATCAGTGATCATTTGGGTAATTGGACACAGCCAATGTACTATAGTACAGCCCCAAATGACGTAACGATGTATGGCTCTCAAGCTCTTGGAACACCAATTTCAATATTGGCAACTACACCTGCTTTTAGTCTTACAACTTGGCCCGATCAAAATTGGACTCAGTTCGATCAAGATGGAGCCATTTTTACTGGTCTTAGTATTCAGTCAACTTTGACGGTTAACTTCAGACAATTTATTGAGGTTTTTCCATCAACTAATGATTCTTTGGCCAATTATGCTAAACCATCTCCAATGTACGATCACGCAGCTCTTGAGTTGTATGCTCGTATTGCCCATAAAGCCCCAATAGGCGTTGAAGTTAAATTCAACGGTCTTGGTGATTGGTTTATAGACGGCATCAATGCCGTTAAGGATATGGTAGCCCCCATAGCCGCTCCGATGTTGAAGGCCATGAAGCACCCAGCTGCGAAAGCACTTGGTACTTATCTTGGTCAGAAAAAGAAAGTCGGTAGCCATGCCCCTGGTGAAAAGATTAATGGAAAATTAGTCATGGGTCCACAAACTAAAGCGCAAGCTAAAGCTAGTGGTAAAAAGGGCGGAAAGAAGAAGAAATAGAGTTAGTGCATTTAATTGCTACGTTTGTCTTTGCCCGACGGGACATTGATGAATTGTCTAGCTCTTTTCTTTATGGGTTTCAGTTTTCTTGGATAGCTTTTTGTCAAGGTACGTCCTGACACTTTTTTAACTACTGAGAATATCTTCCCCGTTGCTAATTTATACAGTGGGTCATTTACGATTCATACCCAGTTGTATTAGTTTAATTCATGGTTCGTTCTAGAGTCC